ACATAATACTTGACAATCCTTCCCCGTTATGGTAAATATAGATATTAAGGAGGCTTAACATAAAATGGATGACCCACAGGGAACAAAACAGGGCGACCTTCAGCAGGTAACTGCTGGACAGACCTCTCAGGGAACTGAGGGGACTTCACAGGACAAAACCAAAGAAACTCTTACCAGAGCAGAGGTTGAGAAGCTAATTTCTGATGAGAGAGCCAAAGCAGGCAGGGAACTAAAGGCTGCCAGAGCTGAAGCGGAGTCTTACAAAACCGCTCACTCCAAACTGGAAAACGAATTAACCCAAACAAGGGAGCAAATGAGCGAAATTCAAAGACGTATTGACGAAGCTGAGGAAGAAGAAGCCAAAGGCTCTCCTGACTCAATGAGGCTCTATCAAAGGCAAAAGCAACTGAGAGACTCTGAAGCCAAATTGAAAGACCAGCAACGCCAACTAGAGAAAGAAAGACAGGAGCATATTGCCGAACTATCTGCTGCTAAAGAGGCTAAAGCTGAAATGGCGATAGTCTCCGCAGCCGTAGAGCATCATGTTGATATTGGCAAGCTCAAGGAGAAAGTCCAGAAATTAGGGCTGACTACTGAGGAGCAAATCTCTGAGATGGCGGAAACTCTGGACGGACAAGCACAGCCTGATGGAGATGGCAGAAAGAAAATCCCGCAAGGCGACTCTGGTAGGACAATCGGGGGTGGAACTGAAGAAGATAGCCTCAAAGCACGTTATCCTACGATGTATCCCAAATAGTCTTTAAGGAGGAATAAAAAATATGTCTACAGCAATAGGTTCTACCTATTTGACTTTACTTGACTATGCGAAACGTGAAAAACCAGGTGGCGGGATTGACCAGGTAATTGAGGTACTGGCAGCTTCCAATCCTATCCTTGCCGATGCCAATGTTCTTGAAGGAAACCTGACCACCGGACACCGAAGCACCCAGAGAGCAACTCAGCCAAGCGGTTCATGGAGGCTCCTGAACTACGGCGTATCTCCTGAAAAAAGCACTACTGTTCAGAGGGATGATGCTTGTGGTATTCTGGAAGCCTATAGCAAGGTTGATGTTGACGTAGCTTCTCTCGGCGGTAATGAGGCTGCTTTCAGGGCATCGGAAGATGATGCCTTTGTCATGGGACTTAACAGCACCGCAGCTACCGCAATCTTCTACGGCAATCAGGGCATAAACCCAGAGCAGATACAGGGTCTCGGCCCTCGCTACAATCTGACAACTGGCGACTATTCCAGCCAGATAATTAGTGCTAGTGGCTCTGGTGACGACAATACTTCGGTCTGGTTCATCACTTGGGGGCCGAAAACAGTTACTCTGATTTACCCGAAAGGCAGCACGGCTGGACTGACTTCAGAGGATATGGGCAAGCAACTTGTTACCGACTCCAGTGGGCTGCTCTACACCGCTTATGTTACCAAGTTCCAGTGGAAACTTGGTCTTGCCCTGCTTGACTACCGCTACGCAATCCGCATCTGCAATATTGATGTCTCTGACCTGACCTCGGATGCTGCGAGTGGTGCCGACCTACTGGACAAGATGACCGATGCTTACTATGCTAGACCAACAATTGACCTCGGCAACATGGCAAAGACCTTTGTTTACTGCAATAAGACGGTTGCCAAGTTCCTGCACAAGCAGGCGCAGAATAAGAGCAACGTGAATCTGACCATTGACTCTCCTGCTGGCAAACCAATAGTCAGCTTCCTCGATGCGCCGGTAAGGGTCTGCGACAACATCACGTCAGCCGAGGCGACAGTAAGCTAAGGTAAGGAATAAAGGATAAGGAGGAAATAAAATGTACGTTGATAAAGAGTTGAGACTCGAAGATAGCCTCGACCTGGCCGGAACGGCTACCACCACGTATTCCACCAATGCTATCAATTTAAGCGGGGTGGTAGGCGACATCGGCGTGGGTAGCCCACTCTACATGGTGATATGCTGTGAGGTGGCGTTCACTGGAGCTGGCACGGTGCAGTTCAATATC